AGTTTGTAGGTAAGATTCCACCCGACACGTTAGCAGAAGTTGCTTACAAGTGGGGAAACATGTATTCAGCACTCTGTGTAACTGACTTAACAGGTGGTATGGGTGTTGCAACGGCAAGAAGACTTCAGGAACTTGGTTATAAACATTTCTATGTTGACGGTGTTGATATGTCAAACAAATGGAAGTGGGACCCAAAAGCCAAAGAAAAAATACCCGGTATTAATTTTAACAATAAAAGGGTTCAGATTATTGCTGCTTTTGAAGAAGCCGTTAGACATGAATTTAAAGTAAGGTCTTCAAGATTATTGGGTGAGATGGGGACATTTGTTTACATAAACGGTAGACCTGACCACCAAAAAGGACATCACGATGACTGTATTATGTCAATTGCAATGGCTTTGTATGTTGCCGAATTGGCGTTTCCTTCATTGGTAAAAGTTGTAAATCAAACAAAAGCCATGTTGGATTCTTGGTCTACAGTTCTAAGTGAAAACAAAGACCAATCCCAATTTTTTAATCCTCAGATACCACAATCAAACCAATCAATGCTCAATCGTAATCAACCATATCACCCAACAAGAAATGATTATGAAAAGTATCGTTGGTTATTTAATCCAAAGTAGTATTTATAAAAGACCTATTTGAGTTAAATTTTAGAAAATGAGTTCACAACAAAATTTTACAGTTTGGCAAAGACTATCAAGAGCTCTTGGTCCTGACGCATTATTGAATCAGGATTTTCCTACTTATAAGTTTGATAAGAAGGAATTACTTCGTACAACGGATAAAGCCGAATACGAAAAGGAAAAACTTCAAGCAAGACAATCAATGTATTTGGCAAATCAATTTGCCAAAGTTGAGAGTAATCTTTACAATCAGGCGATTTATTATGAACCAAATAGATTGGCGAGTTACTATGACTACGAGTCAATGGAATATACTCCTGAGATTGCCGCAGCATTGGACATCTACGCTGAAGAATCTACAACACCAAACGAAGATGGATTTATTCTACAAATCTATTCAGAATCAAAAAGAATAAAATCCGTATTAGCCGATTTATTTAATAATGTTTTAGATATTAACACCAACTTACCTATGTGGACAAGAAACACGTGTAAGTATGGTGACAACTTTATTTATCTCAGACTTGACCCTGAAAAAGGTGTCATTGGTAGTATTCAGCTCCCAAACATTGAAGTTGAAAGATATGAGTTGGGTATGTCAGAAAGAATGGGTACCTCTAACATCAAAACACCTGACAATAGTAAGGGACTTAAATTTACCATGAAATCCCGAAACATGGAGTTTCAACCATGGGAAATAGGTCACTTCAGATTATTGGGGGATGATAGAAAACTTCCTTATGGTACATCCATGTTGGAAAAATCAAGACGTACTTGGAAACAACTTTTGTTATCAGAAGATGCGATGTTAATTTACAGAACATCAAGAGCACCTGAACGAAGAATTTTCAAAGTGTATGTTGGTAACATGGAAGATGATGATATTGAAGCATACGTACAAAGAGTTGCCAACAAATTCAAAAGAGAACAAATTGTAGATTCAAAGACAGGTAATGTTGATATGAGATTCAACCAAATGGCGGTTGACCAAGATTATTTCATTCCTGTAAGAGACCCGGCACAACCTTCTCCAATTGATACTTTGCCAGGAGCAACAAACCTTTCTGAAATTGCCGATATTGAATACATTCAGAAAAAACTTGTAACAGCACTTCGTATTCCAAAAACATTCTTGGGATTTGAAGAAACTGTTGGTGATGGAAAATCATTAGCATTACAGGATATTCGTTTTGCTAGAACTATCAACAGAATTCAAAAATCAATGTTGCAAGAGATGAATAAAATTGCTATTATTCACCTTTTCTTATTGGGATTTGAAGAAGAAGTTTCAAACTTTACTTTAGGTTTAACAAACCCTTCAACACAAGCAGATTTATTAAAAGTTGATTTGTGGAAAGAAAAAATGTTGTTGTATAAAGATGTTGTTACAGACCCAGGAAACGGTATTCAACCAGCATCTTCAACATGGGCTAAAAAGCACATATTTGGTTGGTCTGATGATGAAATTAGAACTGACTTACTACAACAGAGAATGGAAAGAGCTATTGGTGAGGAACTTAAAAATACCCCTACAGTTATTGCTAAGACAGGTATCTTTGATACATTGGATAAGTTATATGGTACTAAAGAAGGTGCAGGAGCTCCGGCAGCACCTCCGGGTGAAGTTAGTGAGCCCGCGGCAACAGAACTCCCCGGTGGATTAGGTGGCGGATTTGAAGCTGAGTTTGGTGGAGGTGGAGGAGCACCCGAAACACCTGAAACCCCACCTGGTGAAGAAGCTGCGGTAACACCTGAATCTACCAGTATAAAGGACTTAAATATTCTCTTAGAAAATGATATTCATGGTTCAAAATTCTTAGATTTAAGTATTGGTCAACAAAACTTAGGAAAAATTGCTGAGGAATTGGATAAGTTACTTGGTTCGTAATATTTATTTATGAATCCAAATAACCCCTGCAAACATGACATTCGGAGAAATTAAATCAATTATCGAAAAAAACCTACTGGAATCTTACAGTAATCCAGCCAACTTTAAGAAAACTCTTAGAGAATTCAAACATAATATTTTAGAAAACAAAGCTTACTCGAAGTTATATTCGTTGTATGATGATTTATCTACACCCAAAAATCTCAGTAAACAAGATGCTGAAGAATATTTGGAGGAAGGTGTCTCATTGATTAGATACATTTTGGAAAATGTAAAATTACCAAAAAAAGGTGGTAATGTTGAAAACCAATACAAAGATTTAGATATCTTGGTTTATCTTAACTCAATCAACATTCAAGAAAGGATTCAATCTAAAAAAAATGTTTTAGGTGTGTTAATGTCAAAACCCACAATTAATGAGAATGTTGCACAGATTCCATTGAAATCTATGGTAAGTATTGCTAACCAAACAATTCAAAAGTATTTGGAGACTTTAGATGAAACCACTAAAAAGAATGTTTTCCACGTTTTTGCTGGCAATCAAGAAGATTTAGAAAAAGAATTTGAAACTTTAAAAGAAAATACGATTCAAAAATTATCTTCTTTGAAAGATAATGAATCAGAAAGTGATGTTGTAAAAACTATTAAAGAGACGATTGAGAAGATTCAATCTGAAAAATTTGACCAACTCAATTATGTAAGATTGAAACAACTTGGTGACTCTATTGTTCTTGAGTCCTAATCTTTTGTTTGTATTGGGCTGACAATTTCTTTTTTCTCTTACTAACAGATTTTTTCTCAAACTCCTTAAGTTCAAGGAGTTTTTTTGTTTGCTTGGTTTTGATTACCTTTCCCTTAAGTTCTTTAAGAGACTTCTCAATATTACCTTTTACTACGACTACTAACATATACAAGAAATATTTGGTAATTTGGTAAAATTCTATTATAATTTCTAAAAAGACAATAAAAGTTAGAAATTTAACTTAATGAAAAAAGGTAAAACAATTAAAATCAATCAATATGAATCTTTGAAAACATCTTATGGTACTGTTGATTCTAAAAATTTAAAGTCATTGTACATAAACCTTCAAACGTGGGTCTTACCTAAAGATGAGTATGAAAATTGGGAAAGAATTGTTGGGAATCTCAGTAGAGAAATAAAACATTCTGTCTATGAAAGTTTAAATAGAGAACTATTCCAAGAAAACTTTATTGTTGATTTAGATTTGAGAACAAGTGGGATTCAGGTAGGTAAAAAAAGTTTTATGAATCTTGAAATAAACTTATTCACCAAAAATGAATTAGATTTCAAATCAATGATAGTTAAAGATTCTGTCAAAAAAATTATCAAAGAAATTTATAAAAATTGTATTATACGGAATACTAAATTTTTATTTTCATCATCCAAAAACCCTATATCGGAGAAAACATTCATATAACTTAGTATTTATCATTTAAAAGATAAGATGAAAGATTATAGAATATTGAACGCCAGTGAAACGGGTAGGGGTATTTTAATTGAAATGGATGCTGGATGGGTATCACCATCAGACCCAAAAAATGTTGACATTCTTCGTGAACAAAAAGAATTGGACTATAGAAATCCTTTTGAGTTTTATGCTGTATTACAGAAGTACGGAGTACCTAATAGAAACGGTAGAGTGTATCCTGAAAAGATTTTAAAAAGAGAATCTGAAAAATACAAGACAGCAATTAAGAAAGGTTTATCAACTTCTGAATTAAATCACCCTGAGTCATCTCTTATTGACTTGGATAGAGTTTCACACCTAATTACCGATATTTGGTGGGATGGTAATGTTCTAATGGGTAAATTAAAATTATTAACTTCACCAGGATTTCACGAAAAAGGTATTGTATCCACTAAAGGTGACATTGCAGCTAACTTAATGAGACAAGGTGTTACTATGGGTGTATCTTCTCGTGGAGTCGGTTCATTAAAGAAAGTTGGAGAACAAAATGAAGTTCAAGATGACTTTGAACTTATCTGTTTTGATTTAGTATCATCACCATCAACACCTGGCGCATACCTATTCAACAACCCTGAAGATAGGGTTAAGTACGAAGAAAACTTGGATGAAGAAAAAAAACAACACATTAAAGACCACGGAATGGAAAAATCAGTTGATTTAATGAAAAAATTATCCGATTTTTTGGGAAGATAAAAAAAACTTTAAATTATGGATGAGAAATTCTTTGTAGCAAAAATTGTTTATGAGTTACCCGACGAAAATTCAGGTAGATTAAAAAAAATTCGAGAGGAGAAATTGGTTAGAGGTTATTCAGTAACCGACGTAGAAGCCAAGGTCACTGAGAAGTATCAAGGCTTTCAACACGATTGGAGAATCTTTTCGGTTGGTGAAAGTAAAATTGATGAAGTTATCGAATAATATTAAAGTGGTCTAATTTGACCACTTTTTTTTTAATCCGTTTTTGAAGTTTTTTATTAATGAAAGCTTCAAAAACGGATTTTTTTGTTTGGTGCAATATTTATTAAGAAAAAAATAATGCAAGAAACTAAAAATTTAGTTGAAGAGGCTTTGATTCAAATGAAAAATGTTGAAGAAGTAATTGCCGAAAACGCAAAAGGAATACTTGCTTCTACTATGAAGGAAGAAATCAGTCAGTTAGTAAAAGAATCTCTTTCAGAACAAGAAACTGAAGATGAG